GCTCGTAGCCAATGCCCAACAAAGCGTGAACAATAGGGCTAGAGGTATCGAGCGATTCGATCCAATCAAACCCCTCACGGTAGAACATAAATTCAATCGGTAACGCACACCCAAGGAGGTGATGCGGCTTTTCAGTATTGATAACACCATCTTCTAATAATCTTGTTAAAGTTTGCACCCTACCTAATGTATAACCCATCCATTTATTAGGATGAGGACAAATCTCGAGGTAGTACGAGTAGTCAAATGAAATTGCAATCTTATCTACACCAATCACATTATCTAGATAGTCATAGCATTGAACGAGGTCTTCATAACTCTTACCCTGAACAACACCTATACTTTTACTATTCTTTGGTGTCTTGCCCCAATAGTTCTCTTTCCAGTCCAATGCTTTATCCATTGTGCCTAGAGTATCTTCAAGTACGTCAGGAATAATATACTCAGTAGGTTTGAGTTTATCAATCCATTCAAAATACTTACCTGCTTCAAAAGCAGTACCTAACTCAAAAATAGAATTATCTAGCAATACCTGGCGGCCCTGGGCTAGAGAATCTTCAAAGAATTGGTAGTAGGTTGGTTCTGTTTCGAACAAGTGGACAAGAGCGTAATCGTAATCGTTATAACTACGAGACCGATCAAGAAGGCAAAGCGGGGATTCATGGCTAATTTTCATTGTAGTTTCTCAATAATATCTAATGCAACAGGAGCCCAGATTACAGTATCATCGTACTTAGTTTTCTTGGCTCGGTGCTCATTATTACTTACATAAGTTATCATATCTTCTATATTATAACGGTAAATAGATTTTGTATCCACGTCTACACCGTAAATTTGTTTTGCTGATGTAGTATACAACCACCCTGCCTGCTGTTTTTTATTATTAAACAATTCCACGCAAAGAGTACCCATGTAATAGTTTGCTTTAACGTCAACAGGAATGCCATTAATGATACAATCAATCTTTAGTCTTACTTGACTAATAATATCGTTTCTATCTTCAAATAGGATATTATTAGTCTTGCAATAATCTTCTACGATAGCTTCGCCAAGATCGCCCTTGGCTCCTTTAGCACCGTATCGACCTTCGGAGTTTTTATACCAGCTCATTATGTGTATAGGAATAATTAAAAGAAAGAGAAATTCTATTTTTATCAGATTTATTATATATTACACGGTGTGGTGTCATACCATGAAAGACTAATATTTTTCCATCTGTTGGAGTGTAAGCTATATTTGCTTTATGCGTTGTTTCGTAAATATGAGGTTGAAATTCTATTTCTCCACATCCATCACCTGTATCTACATATAGACACCCAGATATAATATTTTGACCATGTATATGTAGTTCTTGAAACCCACCAGGGGTAGATATATTGATCCAACTGTCTAATATTTTTAATTCCTGGTAAGGTATTTTAGATTCAACAAGATAACTTTTTATTAAAGGGTCAATTGTGGTTTTAATAATATCTAAGTTAAATTGAGATATAATACATTTACATTTTTGAGATGTTGTATGAATATTATCCCGCCACACATTTCCTACTAATAACTTTTTAATTTCATTAAAATTTATTTCAATTTCTTTTTTAATATTATAAAGAGTATTATCACTAATCTGCTCTTGAAGTATTATTTGTGGGAATAGATAGTCAAATTTCATTTCTTAATTAATGACATAAACTCAGCACGACAATCGGGCTCACTCTTAAAGCAACCACCAAGCTTAGCTGTAAGGGTAGAAGAGGAATGATCTTCAACCCCCCTACTCTTAACACAGTAATGAGTACCTTCAATCACAACCGCAACATCCTCAGTACCTAGGATAAAAGATAAAGCATGGTAGACTTGCTCGGCAATACGTTCTTGCACCTGAGGGCGACGGGCAAAGTACTCTACAATACGGTTCAATTTAGACAGACCCAGGACTTTACCCTTAGGAATATAACCAATGTGTGCCTTACCGTCGATAGTAACAAAGTGATGCTCGCAGTTAGACATCATAGTAATGTCTTTCTCAACCACCATTTCATCGTACCCCATTTTATTCTCAATCACGGTACACTTAGGAAAGTTCTCAGGCTTAAGACCCCAAAAGATTTCTCGTACAAACATCTTAGCTACACGCTTAGGTGTATCCATCAACGAGTCATCGGTCAAATCAAGACCCAGCGTCTCCATAATGACAGCAAAGTTCTTTTCAATCTTTGCAATCTTACGCTCATCTTTTACTCCAAGTCTATCTAGTACAATAGGTGTATGCACACCTTTAGAGATAAGATATTCTTCTACTTTATAGCCTAGTTCGGCGTCTGTTTTTCCAACTTGTAATGACATTTTAGGTTCCCCATTCGTTTTTAAATAAAGGCACTTGAAGTCGATCGCTGTAGCGATAACCCTTCTTCATGGCAAGTTCTGCCACAGCCCGGTTGTTCATATGATATACCGACTCAACACCACCAACAGGCATTAAGTATACCGGCCCCATGAAGCCAGCTGCACGGTATGCTTCTACTGCCTTCTCTGCTTCATCAGCATCCTCTTGAGACGCAACTACGAACTTCAAATATACATAACCTACCATACCATAATCGGCAACGATTTCAGGTTTGATGGCATCATCCCATTTTTCACCTGATACCGATAACTTTGGTGATACAGAGAATGTAATTTGACGATCAAAGTTACCAGGTACCCCCCAACCCCATCTATCTAGATGATCTTTAAACTCTTTAGTTAGTTCTTGTGTACCATTAGTCTCAAAGGTAATCTCTTTTAATGCTCTCATCTTAGGATGATTAAGCAAGTCTGGGTATGCTCTTTGCCAACCAAGCAAAGGTTCGCCACCGGTAATTACAAGATGCTCTTCTTTCCATTCTTTGTAAGGTAGAGAACCCACAATAGCTTCGGCAACCGAGTCAGTATCAAGAACGGGAGATAGATGCTTAAAACGAGGATCCCAACTAGCGTATGAATCACACCCAGTACTAACTAACGGTAATTCTTTATAGTTAAGAAATTTACCAACTTCTGCGGCAACAAAATCGACCTCCTTACTTTGTTCACCTTTAGGCATACCAAACCCACTACATGTAAAGTTACAACCGAAGGTGCGAAGGAATACTGAAGGTACACCCATATAGCGACCCTCACCTTGAATTGAATAGAATAGTTCTGCTACTTTAAGTTTAGCCATTATACTAACTCCTCTGCAATGCCGAGGATTTCTGCGATGATTAAAAAGATGCCAGCTAAGATAAGACTTTGTGGCCAGATGAGAGAGATACCAGCAAGAATTCTGATAATACTCTTAACGAACGAAATACGCGCGTGCCAATTGGCATCAGGTTGATCAAAATTGATCATTTTAAACTCCTAGTTATACGTGGAAGGGCACGGTACATTATATAGGCTCCTATTATTTTTAACAATATATTACGGTAATTATTTTTCGTAAAGCTCATCACCAATAACCAAGCAATCTAATTCTGATTTATAAAATAACTCCTTAGCATTGTTAGTATATGCTGCAATTGGCTTACCAGCTAAATTAAGGCTTGTATTAAGAAGAATAGGACAACCTGTTAACTTATTAAATTCCTCTAATAATAACCTAAACGGAGATCCATCATTACTTACCGTTTGAACTCTACAAGTCCCATCTACATGAGTAATACAATCCATACCATTCTTTTTTAATGTAGAAGTAAAAAGCATATAAGGGTTTTCATAATTAAAATAAAAATACTCTTCTTTATGCTCACTAAGTATAGAAGCACCAAATGGACGATATTGCTCTCTTCTTTTAATGTTATTAATTTTTACCTTACCATTTTCAATTGTCGGGTTCATCAGTATAGACCTATTACCCAATGCCCTAGGACCGAGTTCTCCGTGACCTTGATACCAAGCCACCGTCTTACCTTCTGCAAGTAAAAGTGCAGTCTTTTTTATAGTTTCATATGAAGGAAATGTTGCTGGAGCTTGATCTATTTGTAAGAATGGAAAGTTATTTAATTTAAATTTAGGTAAGTTATTTTTACGGCGTAACCATTCTATAGCTCCTAAACTTAGCCCTTCATCTGCACAATGAGGGGGGATAACAATATTTTTAAAATGTTTTTTAAGTTCCGTATTCCATACAACATTCTGCGCAACCCCCCCTGCATAGTGTATTACATCATCTTTGTTTGCAAACTCTTTAAAAAAATCTACTAAGATTTCCCCTGTACGGGTATGAATAGTTTTAACCCAATCAATACATGTGAGATTTGCAATTAAAGGGTCGCGCTTATAATGATTCCAGTTATTAATGTCATAGAGTTGATTTATACTGTTCATATCAAATTGCTGTACAAAATCAAGATAACCATTATCAATATGACCAAAAGACTGAAGTCCCATTAATTTACCTGCGTAATCGAGATAATGGGTACCTTTAATTCCTAAATCTTTACCAAGAAAAGAAAGCCGTTGCCCTATGGATCCATTATTATCTACTGAACCTTCTTTAATAATCCTATTATTTTTAAATACAGACCAGGATTTATCTAAATCACCCGACCCATCTATAATAATAGAAACATCTGGATCATCCTCTAATAACATCCATGAACTAAGAGCATGTGCATAATGATGATTTAACCTCCACACTTTGCACTTAGCAGGAATATAATTATATTCTATTGCAGGAAAAAATGTTTCTTTATTAATTGGAAGTCTATAAACCCAAGGGTCAAAAACTATAGCTATTTCATCAATATCTGATTCATTTATACCCCATAGTCTTTTAATTACATCCTGCCATTCCCAAAAGTTATGAAATGCGTGATGTTTAACTTGGTATTCTCTTTCAGATTTGTAATAATGAAGTTCTGAACCATCAAAGTAACTAATATTACTGTCATGTTCACATACTCTAAGTGCAAGAAGTTTCATGATATATTATCAAAATCAGGGTCAATTGGTTCTGGAGGTTTCTCGATAACATATCTACCGAAAGCTAACCTAGCTTTTTTCAGCTTAGGAAAAGGAGCAAGTGGCCAATCAGGATTAATCCAAGTCGGTTTCTTACGGGGGGAACAAGAGGTATTAATTATAAAGAAACGTTCGCGGGGTACCCCTGCCTGTTTACGAGCTTTATTAATATGCTGCCACAGAAATAACCCATCTTCATCTTCCGGAGTACTCTCATAGGTCTTATCCTCTGAGGCGTAACCGTCTTTATCTTTAATATAGTAATATACTTTAACAGGCATGTACCTATTATAAGCTATACCTTATTGAATGTCAAGTGTTCCTTCGTCAGAAACGTCTTTTTTCTTAGGCTTTTTGACCGTTCTCTTATCAATATCAATGTTATCTACATGCTTTCTCATCATTTCTACCAATGAATTTGCAAATTCTTCATTACCATCAGAATGTGCTATCAGCATATCAATATCAATGTTTTCTAGTAACTTGTATTTAGTTGCCTGTTGTTTCTTTTCTTTCTGTATACGTCTTACGAACGCAAAGAAAGTAATCTGGGTGAAGTAAGCAAAAGGATTCATACCTCTTTCAGGATCAAACTTCTCAACAGCTGTTAGACAATTCTCAATCCCATCAGAAATCATATCGTCTTTAAACGTATAATTAATAAAGTTAGCTTTATATGAGAGGTGGGTTGCAATCTTAAGAAAACACTCACCAATATATTCTGTAACTCTAGGTTTTTCTAAATTACCTTCTTTTGCCTCTAAAACCTTTTTACGATACTCAACTAAAGCTTCGAAGAACTTTTTATTGTCTACGTAATGGGCTGGGGCTTTTTTAGTGGAGGGTACGTGCTCCACTACTTGTCCAACTATCATTATCATCCTCCTCGGTGATTTCAATTTCATCAGTATCGTCATCACCCGAAAGTGCTTGTTCAATATCTTCTTCTGTAGCCATTTCTAAACTATCGTACTCAATAATAAATTGTTTATATTGAGATTCTGCTTTTTCTAACACGTTGGTTGCAATTACAACATTACGAGCAGGAATTCTTAAAATTTCTTTTGCAGACATTTTAAGCCATGGCTGCATGATATAGGACTCAATCACGCCCCCGGCATAAGGCATCTTCATTGAATGTATTTCTACTGGCTCGGTAACTTCAATATATTTCTTATCAGCCAGATCCATACACTCATCTTCAGTAGAGACAATTAAATTTTCTCCGCTGGTTAATTTTAAAAACTTACAGTACATTATAGAGGTACCTTTACTAATTTGTAGTCAAAGTGCTCATCATTATAGGTCTTAATTCTTTCGATCATATGTAATAATGTATAGTTCTTTCTTGTCTTCCAAGTCAGATCATCACCAATATCATATAGATTACAATGTGTCTTTGCATCACCTTTTCGTAAACCTCTACCTACCGACTGTAAGTTTCTAATCTTAGACTTCGTAGGAGATGCAAATATAATATTGTGAAGGTTCCTAATATTTATACCAGTAGAAAACGTACCGTAGGAGGCAACAATAATAGCATCATTCTCTAACTCAGTAATTCGTCTGATATCTTCTCTATCAGCAGTCTCAGTACCACCGAATACAAAGAATACTTTTCTATCACCGCCTTTGGCCTTAATCATATCAAAAAGTATTTGTCCATGCTTCTCTACATACTGAAATAATACTAAAGAGTTACCCGTCTGTGAGATAGCTAGATTACGAATAAATTTATTTCTAGGCTCGTACCCGCAAAGGAAATCCATCTCATCAGGGTACTTATTATCTTTACAAGCTTTCTTTACATCGTCAGGATATTGGAGTACCAGACCAAAGATCTTTAACTCGGCTAACTGATCGTTATCCATTAACTGTTTGGTAGACGTTACTTTATAAACAGAACCAAATAGACCTTCTAGTACCAGTTTATGAGTCTTAGTTCCGTCCAAGGTACCTGTAGTACCTATACGATAAGGTGTGTTAACCATCTTATGCATGATACCAGTTAAGGACTTTGCCTTGAAGGTATGAGCCTCATCACCGTAGACTACCTGATAGTTCTCAAAGAACTTCTTAGGTAATTCATATACCGATTGCCAAGTAGAAATAACTATTGGAAGGAGGTTCTCTTTAGAAT